CTGTTTCTTCCGATTTATCTACGTTGTTTACATATATTGCAGATATATTAGTTTTGCTTATTGTTCCGCCGCCATTCCATGAATAATTTGAGGCAGCATATGATCCACTAGATGCTGTTGATATTAAACCGCTGACTGTCAATGCATAGGGAGTATAGAAAAATTCTAATGTCCTAACTGAGGAGGTTGTATTGATATAAAATCCAGAGCTTTGAATTGTTCTTATTCCATTTCTGGCATTTCTTGAAAGAATTGGATATTTATTGTTTCCAATTGTTATATCATATACTGAGACTCCCGCAAGACCCTCTAGTGTAGAAATATAGCTAGAGCTATTTGAGGCATATGCAATTTGATTATTATAAAATTTAATTTGAAGAGTAGATATCTTAGGCAAATATTTGCTGCTATCTGTTGTTGCTAAAGTTATCTTTAAATATATTTGTTTATTCCCATTAAAACTTGCAATGGTGAATTGTGGAATCTTCTGTCCATTTTGGCAAGCCTGATATGTTGTGCCATCTACTGAAACTTCTACTGTTACCCCGCTAGTTGCGTTCCATTCAATTTTTGAAGAATCAAGTACTGCGGCATACGGTAATGAAATGTAATCTGTTAGGGTTACAGTTTTTGAGCCAGTACCCTTTTTGATAGATAATGACTGCTCGCTATCGCTATAATATAAATCATCCGTAATAAAATAATCCCATGATTTATTTCCAGGATAAGAGTAAATAAATTTTGTTGAAATGTTATCGTCATACAACTCAAAAAGTTCACCATTATCTGGGTCTACAATTTGTATTGGTGAAAGCCCAGCATTTTGATTATAGTGGTTTTGGATTTGAGATTGAGATAAACTATATCTATATACTGCAACGCTATTTATAAGGAAGTAGTCTCCTGCGTCTGTTGTTGGTCCGCTTGATAATGCTAGGGCTGTGTTGCTAAATTTAAAATTAGAAATTGTAGATGTATTAACTAGAACCCCATCTATATAAAGAGACAATAGTGTAGGGCTATATATGCCTACAATATGAATAACCTTATCTGTATGGGGTAGAGTATGTTCTACATATTCGGCCTGCACTTTAAAAACAATATTTTCATTATCATAGAATATGCCGATAGCCTCATCTGCATCTGCTAGAATGCTTGTCAATCCGTTTGTAGTAAATACTGGATGTATCCAAGCTTCAAATGTAAAATCGTTGTCTGAAGAATATATTGTTGCAAACTGGCTGGAAGTTTGAGAAGCTGTATAATCATTTAAAAATGAATATTCTATAGAGTTTGTATTGGCTATCTTTGTTGCCCTTGAATTGCCAATTACAATTGGAGTAATTTCTGTTATTGGGTCCCCGCCATATACTGCATCATTTTCACATCCAGAGTGATCATATGCAATGTCTCCATAAATGCTTGCATAAGAAGTCAATAGCGTGTCATCTAATATAGCCTGATATGTAGCATATGAGTTTTCAAGAGCTGTATAGCTTGCAACATCAACTGTTGTTAAATCATCTAATGGATAATATCCAATAGGATAATCTGAAAGAATTATTGATTTATATGACATTAGTCCACCTGTGCTTTTGTATATCGAACAATAACAATTCCTGAGCCTCCTGAACCTGGAGCACTCAATTGATAACCAGCTCCACCCCAAGATGGATTATAGTCCGTACCACCGCCACCACCGCCACCACCTGTGTTAGCGGTTCCGCTTACTCCTATTGCAGCTTGTGGTGACAATGCATAACCAAGAGATGCGCCGCTGCCGCCACCGCCTAATCCCCCTGCTGCACCACCACCAAAGCCATAACCAAATCCTGTATCTGTGAAAGTAGCAGAGTTTCTAGTTTCATTGTTGCCTCCACCACCGCCACCACCGTAGTAGTAAGTTCCTCCTACGTTGACACCAGTAGAAGTTGCAGAACCCCAAGCAGAGTAAGTAGATGTTCCTACTCCACCAGTGCCACCTGTGTTATTGCCAGCGTTAGAACCGACAGCGCCTGCACCACCGCCACCTGCACCTGCTGCATCGGTACCAGAACCAGTTGAATTACCACCAGCATTTCCTTGGCCAGCAATTCCTGCAGCCCCAGTTCCAAAAGATGCTGCAAAGTTGCTGCCACCACCACCAGAACCACCAGATACTGCAGAATCTCCAAATGCACCTCGGCCACCACCAGATGCAACATAAGAATTGATAGAAGAGTTATTACCTCCGCCTGCGCCAACAACTACAGAATAAGAAGAAGCAGATAATGTTGCGTTAGTTTGTCGAACTCCGCCAGCACCTCCTCCTCCACTACCCCCATTTCCTCCGCCTGCAATCACAAGATACTCAGCGTTTAGTGTGTTATTAGATACTGTTAAAGTTCCATTGCTTGTAAATGTGCGATAGTAATAAGTAGCATCAGAGCTTAAAGTTCCACCAGTTACTGTTGGTAATGATTCTGGGCCTATTTTTACTAAACCTCTCACTGATGAACTAGCTAGTGACTGAAATAATGGCATTTATTTTCCGCCTCCTATGCGTATTTAGTCTGTGATCCAACTACAGTATATGTTGCAGATGCTGTTTTGATTATTGTATAAATATAAGAATCTATTGATGAAGAATTTCCAACAGTTGGAGCAGAGCCATTTAGCCATTTAATGCTAGATTGAGTAACACCATCTATTTGAAAAGTTGATGGGTATGAAGCTGTTGATGCTCCAGTAGTATTTAAAAATGCAACTGTTATTGATTGGCCTGTTGATAACAATGAATTTAATGTTGTTCCAGAATTTCCTCTAATGTTTAAAGTAAATGCACTCGTTGATCCAGTTGTGTAATACCAAACTGTAGAAGTCACTACATCTACGTTAACTGTAGATGATGTTGCTGCAGAAACTACATTTACTGTTTCAATTAATCCAGTAACTGCTGAGTTTATCTGTATTGTTCCAGTAGACCCTAAAGTTCCTTGCGTTCCAGTAGTTCCTTGCGTTCCAGTAGTTCCTTGTGTTCCTTGAGTTGCAGTACCGATAGTTCCCTGTGTTCCAGTAGTGCCTTGTGTACCAGTTGTTCCTTGTATGCCAGCAGTTCCTTGTGTTCCTTGAGTTCCTTGTGTTCCAATAGTTCCTTGTGCGCCAGTTGTTCCTTGTGTGCCAATAGTTCCTTGAGTTCCAGTAGCTCCTTGTGTTCCAATAGTTCCTTGTGCGCCAGTAGTGCCTTGTGTGCCATCAGTTCCTTGAGTCCCAGTAGTTCCTTGTGTTCCAGTAGTTCCTTGTGCACCAGCAGATCCTTGAGTTCCAGTAGATCCTTGTGTTCCAACTATACCAGCTGTACCTTGTAGTCCCTGAATTGTACCAACATTAGTCCAAGAAGATCCAGTCCAAACATAAAGATCTCCAGAAACTATATAACTATCTCCGAGCGTTCCTGTTGGATGCGCTGATTGTAAGTCTCCTAAAGTTGGATATGTTCCTAATATGCTTACACCAGAACCAGCATTTCCCTGAGCGCCTTCTGTACCTTGAGTACCAATAGCTCCTTGTGCACCAGTAACTCCTTGTGCACCTTGTGTTCCAGTAGCACCTTGTGTTCCAATAGATCCTTGTTCGCCAGTAGATCCTTGAGTTCCAGTAGCTCCTTGTGTTCCAATAGTTCCTTGTGCGCCAGTTGTTCCTTGTGTGCCAATAGTTCCTTGAGTTCCAGTAGCTCCTTGTGTTCCAATAGTTCCTTGTGCGCCAGTAGTGCCTTGTGTGCCAATAGTTCCTTGAGTTCCAGTAGCTCCTTGTGTTCCAATAGTTCCTTGTGCGCCAGTAGATCCTTGAGAACCTTGTGAACCAACAGTTCCTTGTGGTCCAGGATTTGCTGTTAAATAAGTATCAATATTTTGTGCAAGTAATTGAATATCCGCAGGAATATCTGGCGGATCTGAATAAGCGGGAAAACTAAAACCCTTTGATGTTGAGCCCATTTTAAAATTATACCACCTTAAATGTTATGATAATCACGGCTTATTAAGCTCCTCTGTGCTTCCTTTATGAATTGAGCTATATGCCGCTGCCTCCAACAAAAGCTTAACTGGCTTATAAGAATTTGGCTTAACCGTATAGGTATTAAACCTAATCTGAGCATCTTCCTGCTTCATTCTAAAATTAAATATATACCAATCAATGGGTGCTGTAATTCCAAGTGACTCTACGTTCTCTACGGCTTTTTTAGCCCCCGCCCTACTTACCACGTATGTAGCACAGGACCACTGCTGATAAGAGCGGCAGGTAAGATAATCATTGTTAAAAGAATGCTCTATTTCATTGTAGGCAAACAGGGAGTCGCTCGGCACAAAAGGAGAGAAGAACTCCCACCCTTCTGGCAACTCCATTAAATATGAATTTAATACAGATTTAAAATTTTTACTTAAAATAATATCGTCTTCAAATAAAATAAGTATGTCTTTATCTGTTTCTAGAAAATTTTTATATGCAGTGTAGTTACTAGCCCATACCCCAATGACGCCAGCAGATGGTGGGAATGTCTCACCTGGCTGACAGTAGTCATGTACTGTGTTAACTTTAAAGCCAGCTGTCTGATTAATAAAGTTTTTAGCCTTATCTGCTGTGTTTAAGTATATCGTGGGGGAACCCAGACGAGGCAGAAAAGAAAGCGCCTCTACAATATCTTCATAGGATTTGTTACGTAAGTTATTTCCAGTATCAGTATGAAAAACTTCATAGCAAGCATTATCTAACATCTTTAGTATCCGTTTGTAAATAAGCATTATTAAGTAGCGCAGTTATAGACTGTTTTAACTGCGGTCTAAACATAGGCAAAAACATTGAACCACCAAACCTAGGGTTGCTCTCAAAAATAATGGGCTTTCCGTCACGAAGTTTAAAATTAACATTTGCTGGACCGCTGTAATTAGCTAGCTTAAAGATATTGCGAAATACTTCAAGAACTTCTGTCTCCATAGTAACGATTTTGTTTTCAGCAAAAGGACCCATATTTACTTTACCATCTTCAGGTACTGGTCCTTCAAAAGTTACGTTCCACAGAACGTCTCCATCTTTACACATAACCTGAGTAACGTACTCAACATCTCCTTCTACGTACTCTTGTACTAGGTACTGATGGTCTTTAAACCTATGGTTATTAAGAGCCCACTCATATCGTTCTTGATCCCAAATTAATGCTATGCCTACACCTGCATAAAGATCTAGCCTCTTCATTATAAAAGGAAACTCTGGTGTATTTGAAGTTATGTTTAATAGTTTTGGAAAGTACTCCTTTAAACCATTTTTTTCTAAAAACTTATAAAATAGATCTTTGTTATTAAAGGTATTTAGGGTGTCATGCGAAGAAACTAGAGTAAGGCACCCTTTGGGATGGTTGAAATTATCCTGTACCGATAACGGTATAAGGACAACCTTGTTGTAATTCTTACAGGCATCTTCCAGGGGGAAGTCAATATCATCAATTTCTATGACTTTTTCAATTGATGAGAATCCTTTCCAAAAGTCAGATTCTGCTCCCAAGGCATCTTTCCAAGATGACCACAATCCTTTGCCGTAAATAACTACTAACATTTTTTAATCCACATTTGATATCCAGACTCTATCACCGTGTACTGATCCTTACATACCTCTAGGAAGCCGTCAACGCCTCTCTTAGGCTCTAAAAAGCGGTTACCGTTATAGTTCCATAGGTAATCGTCAAAAGCCATTACACCGCCTGATTCAAGCAATCTAAATGCATTTAATCCGTCTAATGATGTCTGTAATGCTGTGTGGTCTCCATCAATGTATATAAAATTAAACTGTGATTTATTTGAGGCAAAGTACTCGTCGCTTGTCATTTTATATTTATAAATACGATTATCATTAAACCTAGAGTCATAATAGCTTTCTACTGAATTAAAATCTAATGATTCATGAGCAATTTCTTCGCTTCCGCCCCATGTATCTACATCGTGAAGATATTCTAATTCTCTATTATTTAATAGCCATTCTGTAGCATCTCCCGTGTATGTGCCAATTTGCAAAGCACGAAGGGGCTCATTTGGCACATGACGGAAATACTTCTCTACATCTTTAAACCAATTAGGAAACATATTAGTACAACTTCAAATTGTTAAGGCATCCAGTAACATATTCTGGAGCCATCTTGTGATCATCTAATAAATGCTGGAATAGGGATTTGCTTTCTTCCTTTTTCCCAAGCCACCATCCTGAGACTGCTTTTTCAAACATTAGGCAGTATGCGCCATTATAATCAACGTATCCTGGAAGAGGCTGATGGAATGTGTGTGTGGCATACAGCAATCCCATTTCGGCAAATGTGTAGCAGTCTTGATACATCTTATTGCGCTCATTAATTCTTGATAGTAGGAAATATGCTTCTGGTCTATTTGGCAGATAGGCTATTGCTTGCATGATATTATTATGAACAGTCTTATTCCTATCGCCTTGATGCGTCCAGCATATAGCCATTCTAAGTAATGATGTATATGTAATTAGAGGATGAGTTTTATAGCCAAATTCTGCCGCTCTTAAATAAAATCCAGCTGCTGAAGCATATTGCTGTTGTGCGTCGTAGGCTTGAGCTAAATCAAAATTAATCTGAACATCAAACGGATTAGATGAGAGTTCTACTGTTAATTCTTTAATTCCCATATGCCATTGCCTCCGTAATAATCTCATTTACAACATTTGACGGAACCTCTAATATAAATGCTGCATTATCTTGAATACCAAAACTTAGTAGTAGTTTCTCATCTTTAATTGCTGCACCTACACAAAACTCAATTGGAGTATCAAGAAATGAGAATGACTTACTTAACCCAACAAAGTTAAAATCTTTATCCCATACAATTACTCTATGTCTATATATTGAATCTTTTTGCTTTAAATAATTCTTCCATAGTTTTACTTCATGTGTAACTGTAATATAATACTCGCCCCATTTAATAACATTGGTTCCACCTCTTTGATCAATTGGAGCGGCAGGAGTAGATTTAACAATAACTTGTTCACATTCTGGCTTGTCTGGATTAGCCTTAACTATTTCTGTAGGCATTGCCCACTTAACAAAATTATATGGTTGATCTAGTATGGGCATCCAATTTTTTTCACAATATGATGTTGCTTCATCAATTGGAGCTGGAATTCTTACACGCTGAATTTCTGTTGCAGTCCAGTTTTCTTTATCTAATTGAATCTTAGAATATTCCATGCGGCCTTGCCCATTTGGAGTTGTATCACGGCGAACACCAATAAGATAATACTCTCCATCCCATTGTGTAATTCTACAATCTTCTTCGCCAACAAACTCCCAAATTGGCGCAACATCAAATTTAGAATAGTCTACCTTAGTAAACTTAGTTATATTTAAATCATTATCTAATAAACAAAGGTAGTTAGTAGTGACCAGCCTCTGATCTTTTTCAGGATGCAAATATGATAATGGTCCCCAAGGACTAAAAAAGTTCTGATCTTTTTCTGAATGGTAAAGTGTATAATTAACTCTTCGTATATTTACTAGTATATCTCCATCATCATCAATAAAGATAGATGGATTCATTAACCCCATTCCGTCTGAAATATCGGAGGGAATAACAAGAGGAACTAAATTCCCCCCATTAGATATTGATTTTTGTACTAGATTCATAGTATCTATTCTACTATTTTAAGCAGTTATTGTAAATGCTTATACTGTATTAGTGTTATTTAATCCAAAGTTACTGCTTCATATTTATTTCTATAAAAGTATTATTTTATTACAAATGCAGGACTATACCTTGGCTATTGCTAACAAAAATTACCTGTATTGTTTAATCTCCCTAAATTGCGTTTTGTAAGAGTCAAAAAATTTAGAGCGTAGTTTTGTGCCTATTTTGTTGTTTTTTACTAAATCAGCTTCAACTCCAATAGACATTTCCCAAAACTCTCGTTTGAAAGGAATGACCTGAGCGATGGGAGTACCAGCAGGTATAAGTCCCTCAAATTTATTGGGCTCATTCAATACAAACGGAAAATTAACGGCCGCATTATATGTATCTGTATCAACAATGCCTGGCATGATTGTAAAAACTGACTTTCTATGTAAAGGCTGAACAAATAATACGGAGTATCCAGGCGGGGTTGTGATTGCCCAAGGATTCAACCACTTTGGATAAGCGATATGCTCATTCCGATCAGGATGGCTTGGTGCTTGTTCTACTGGGTGAAATTCAATAAGCCCATAGTTTGCCCATTCATAGTAAGCGCTTATTTTGCCTTCTTCATCTTCTTTTTGTGATACATAAATATCAGCAGGTGAAACAATAATGTATCCAGCAGATATAGCATCAAAAACTGGCATACATCTTTTAATTGTTCCAGGTGTTAGAGCAGTTCCGTTAGGAACTTTTTTTTCACCTATATAAGAGTTTAAATCTTTATACCAATCTGGAATAAAATGACTTGCAGGTTTTGGTTGATATTCTTCCGAGACCCCAAATGTATCTGTAAACTTAATATTTGTCATTTCATTCTTTCTAAATTGTATTTTGTTTACTTAAGGGTACACAAAATATTAAAAACAATTTTAATTGTTAGAATTTAATTTTTTTTGCAATAATTCTATTAAAATTTGCTCTTCTGTTTTTGGTTCAAGGTGTCTTTCGTACTCTTCTGGAGTAAGCCATCCACCTAAATCATCTGCCCATACTGAATCATAATTTGGTTTTTCTGTTTTAAAAACACCATCAACATCTTTTTTCCAACCTATACCCATATTTTGATTAAAAATTTCTACAACTTCATATTCAGGAAAAAGCTCTTGTGTAGATTCAATGCTTTCTGATACTATTACATTTATTATTGTATTATTTTCTACAATTCCAAAATTCATTTTATATTCTCCTAAGCATTTCTCGATAAAAGAATAAATCCTGCGGTGGCGTTGGCGTTGCTGCCTGCACCTTGCCCTCTAGACCCTGAGCCATAATTTGTTCCCGATATATTGATCCCAGCATAGTTAATAACATTTCTATTTAGACCGCTTCCTCCTGGTCCAGAGCCAGCAACGCTAGAGCCAGTACCACCAGAGTTACCACTACCACCTGAGCCCCCAGCATTTCCAGCAGAACCTCCAATCCCTCCATTAGTGGTGCTGTTAGAACTTCCTCCATAACCATCTGCGTAATTGAAACTGCCACCACCACCTCCACCACCTGAACCTCCATTACCGCCCGCACCAGAATTGTTAGCATTTGGTGCCGCCCCACCGCCATTTCCGCCAGCGGCGTTTAGATTACTAAAAGAAGTTGTTCCTCCAGCATTTCCAGCAGTTCTGGTTGCATTGTTGCTAGTGTATATGCCATTCTGCGTACCTAACCCCGAACTTCCACCACCGCCGACTGTCGCAGTAACAGACCCAGAGTTAATGGTCACGTTTCCTGTTGTATAAAAACCACCTCCACCAGAACCGCCTTCGTAATTATCTGAACTACCTAATAATTGCTGAGAACCAGAGGCATTACTAACCGTCTGATTGTAAACATTGGAACTACCACCTCTACCACCGCCACCTCCAAGAAGATGTGCTGTATATGTTGCTGGGTATGATGATGGCGTAAATGCTTGTGTTGAAGTAATTAAAAATACTTCGCTGGTTGTCGATGTGGCTGAGGCAGATGCCGCAGATGCAATAGAAGTTCCATTGGCATTAGTTGCTCTAACTGTAAATGTATAAGAAGTTCCATCGGCAAGACCTGAAACTGTAATTGGGCTTGAGGCACCTGTGCCAGTAAATCCACCAGGAGAAGAAGTCGCGGTATAGCTCGTAATTGCGGAACCACCATTAGATGCAGGTGCCGTAAAAGCAACTTGTATGCTCTTATAGGCGGAAGTAACCGCTCCAATAGTAGGAGCCTGTGGAACTGTTGATGGTGTAAGAGAGGATGATGCACTGCTTGTAGACGAGTTACCATTTTCATTTGTTGCAATCGCTGTAAAAGTATAAGAAGTTCCTGCACTTAAACCAGAAACTGTTACTGGGCTAGATCCTGTTGCAGTAAAAGAACCTGGAGAAGAAGTTACCGTAAAACTACTAACTGCTTTGCCTCCAGTGGCATTGGATGTTACTGGAACAGAGGCAGAAGTTGTAGATCCAAACGCTACTCCAGTTACGTTTGTTGGTGTTCCAACAGTAGGTGCTTGAGGAACTGATGTTGGTGTAAGAGAAGATGATGCGCTTGAAGCAAGAGCGTTACCGTAACCGTTTGTTGCAGTTACTGTAAAAGTATATGTTGTCCCTAAAGTAAGTCCAGTTAATCTTATTGGAGAAGAGGACCCAGATGCGCTAATTGCTCCTGGGGATGATAATGCTGTAAAAGATGAAACAAGTCCTCCGCCTGAGCCAGGTGTAAATGCAACATCTACTGATCCTGAACCATAAGCAACGTTTGTACCAACATCTGTTGGTGTGCCAATTGTTGCTGATGTAGGTATTACTCCAAGTTGTGACCAGCCACCAGATGTATAAACCTCAATATATGATGTTTGTGTATTTGAGTGTATGTCGCCTAATGCAGGTGATCCTGGTCTACTTGCTGTATTACCTTTTGTATATCCATTTGGTAATGTTACCCAAGATGTGGAGGTGCCATTTGTTTGTAAAACTTTTGATGTGTTATCTGTTTGTACTGGGAGTAATGCATTTAGAGCATTATTAGCAGATGTTTGTCCTGTTCCGCCCTCTGTTAAAGGAAGGGGGGTGCCCAGATCTAGTCCTGACTTAACTTTAAAATCTTTGTCTGCCAATTTATAACCCCCTATCAATCATATATTATTTTACCATCATTTGCCTCTTAAATCTATCTTTTTAATTTGCAACTTAAAAATATAGAGTATAATATAAAAAAATTAATTTAACAAAAATGGCTGTCTCTCTTGAAAAGTTCTATTCAGTAGGCTTACTAAATACATCATTTTCATAATAAAAGCCAACTTCTACATTTAGATATTCTACGCATTGTAGTTGGGTGGCTTCTTCTGCCTCTTCCTTGCTAGTGGCAACAATACAATTTACTACTACGCCATTTTCAATAACAGCAAAAGTTTTTTCCATTTTAATCTCCTTTATTTTAATTTATCTTTTATCGTGTGTAAATAAGTACTTGACCTGCTCTACCAGCACCACCACTACCTGCAGCAGAATTATTGGTAAAATAACTTCCAGCTATCTCAGTTGCCGCTTGCGAACCGCCACCGCCTCCACCGCCCCCTGAGCCAATGTGTGAAGTTGCAGCACTACCTGCATTTCCAGCATTAACCGTTCTTGAACCGTAAGACGAGTTAGCATTTCCACCATTTCCGCCATTTCCGCCCGAAGCAGCGCCTGTGCCACCTGCTCCACCGTTACTTGTTGTTGCATAGTTTTCGCTTGCTTCAGCATAGGCACCACTTCCACCACTCATACCACTTGAGCCTCTTGTTATTTGAGTTCTGGCACGATTGGTGTATCCAATAGCTGTTGTCGTAGTTACATTTGGTGCTGCATTTGCGGTTATAATTGCTCCCGCAACATTGCTTGATGCGGTAGTGTTAGTTGGAGCAGTGGCCAAGGAGCCTAAAGATGATGTTCCGCCAGCGGAACCTACAGTAACAACATAAACATCGCCTGGGGTTACTGCAAACTCTTCAAAAGCAACGGCACTTGCTGCTCGACCACCAGTACCACCAGGTTGCAAAGCACTGCCACCGCTATTTCCGCTTCCACCACCACCAATAATATAGGCTGACATTAGTTGCGCTCCAGCTGGAACAGTAAAGTTTTGAGTATTATTAGCCGTCAGTCTCAAAGTGTAGTTAGCTGCGGCTGGAGATACAGAGTTAGAAGCCGCAGAAGCCGCAGATGTACCACTGGCATTTGTTGCTGTAACTGTAAATGTATAAACAGTTCCTCCAGTTAAACCAGAAACTGTTAATGGGCTTGAAGATCCTGTTGCAGTAAGAGAGCCTGGAGAAGAAGTTACTGTATACCCCGTAATAGCGGATCCACCAGTACCGTTAGCAGTAAATGTAACTGATGCAGACTGATCTGAGAGGGTAGCAGTACCAATAGTAGGTGCTTGTGGCACTGTAGCTGGGGTTACCGATGATGAAGCAGAAGATGCAGAAGATGAGCCGTTAGCGTTTGTTGCAACGGAAGTAAATGTATAAGAAGTTCCTGCAGTTAAGCCAGAAACTGTTAATGGGCTTGAAGCTGATGTTGCGGTAATAGATCCTGGAGAAGAAGTAACTGTATACCCCGTGATCGCAGATCCACCAGTAGCGTTAGCTGTTACTGGAACTGATGCTGTAAGGGTTCCTCCAAATGCTACTCCAGTTGGTGTTGTTGGAGTTCCAATTGTTGTTGCTTGTGGAACTGTTGTTACTGTAATTGCTGATGAAGGTGCGGATGCAAGTGAGTTTCCGTATGAGTTTGTTGCAGTTACTGTAAATGTATATTCGGTATTAGACTGTAGTCCTTCTACAACAACTGGTGAAGACACTCCAGTTGCAGTATAACCTCCTGGTGATGATACGACTGTATATCCAGTAATAAATCCACCAGATGCTGGTGGTGTAAAAGCAACAGATGCTGCTCCATTATTGAATGCACGAGATGTTCCAACGTTTGTAGCTACAGCAGCTGTAGGTGTACCTGGAATTGCTCCTAATGTTACCCAGCCAGAAGCGGTATAAATTTCTTGTGCTCCCAATGTTCCATTATAATAAAAATCTCCAATTGATGCAGGGTCTGGTCTATTTGCTGTTGTTCCTTTAGGAATACTTGATCCGCCTGTAATTGATGTATAACTTAATGCCATAACTATACTCTCCATCCATAAGTTGATCCGATATAAATTAATACAACTGCTGCATTATTTGCATCAATGTCTAAATTTTGAACAGAACCATTTATTTTATTTGAATTTGAATTTACTGTAATTTTGTTTGTTGCTGCTGTTCCAGTTACATCAAATATATGAATTTCATCTCCTAAAGAAGGTGAGGCTGGAAGAGTTAATGTTCTAGCAGCAGAAGTATCAACCATATAATTAATATTTTTTGATATTGTTATATTTGAAGAAACTGAAACTGCTGTCCATAATGGAACAATTGACGCTAAAGATGTTGGAGCATATGTTGTTCCAGCTGATGAATACAAAAAGTCTGCTGATGTAGGAGATGTTGTTGTTCCTGTTCCGCCAAATTGTGTTGCAATTGAAGATGTTGAATCTATATTTCCAGAAGCGTCGGATACGACAGGTCCAGCAGAAGTAATACCTGCAACCTGTAACTTATTTTTAACTTTAAAGTCTTTATTTGCCATTCAAAGTTCACTCTCCCTCTGACGTTATATTATATATTATACCATGTTTAAATTAAGATAGATCCCAATTACATGTATCTTCATTAAAGGTATAGGATAATTCTATTGTCCCGCCCTCATTATTTGGATCTTCAATTGTGGTCGGCGGCATAGGTGGAATAAAAGCATCTCTTACTGAATCATAAGTATAACCAATACCTGCATAATTCTTTCTAAATCCTGGTTCATCTGTAATTTCATTTGTTTCAGGATTTCTACGTTTTCCTGCAATTGCATTATATGAAGTCTTTACCCAGGTTCCGCCAAGATTATCAATTAGCCATTGATATCCTTCATCAGGCTCATTATTGTCTCCAACAGTTACTCTTAAAACAATATTATTTTCATCAATTTCTGCCCAATGAGCCATTTTTTATCCTCCTGTTAAGTATATATTATTATAACATATTTATTAAAACATAAGCAGTTTGTATCCTTGCTCAGGGATAAGTGACATATTACACCGCCGTTTTCAAATAACGAACAACTACAGTACCTGAGCCACCAGCACCACCTATAGAGTTCACGTTTCCTGAGTTGAGGTTCGCACCCCCACCACCACCGCCGCCTGTGTTAGGGGTTCCTGCTGTTCCAGCACCGTTTACTGATGAACCTGCTCCACCACCACCAGCACCACCTGCTCCTCCTGCGCCATAGCAACCACCGCCACCACCACCACCAAGAGTTACACCTAATTGAGTAGCACCACTTCCACCTGCACCGCCTTGGTTAGAGTTTGGCGCTGTTTGTCCTACTGCTCCAGCACCACCCCCACCACCACCTGCAGGTGTTTGGTCCCCTGCGCTGGCTGCGCCTTGACCACCATTAAAATTTTGCGAACCAGTTCCAGCAGTATATATACCAATGTTGCCATATAGGTCTATATAAGCACCTGCACCACCGCCATTGCCTCCGTTTGATGCTGTTCCGTTTGCTCCACCGCCTCCTCCAGTTCCAGTAAATGCGTTCAAAGAACTATTTGAACCGTTAAGTCCAGTAGTTCCTTGTTGACCTGCACCGCCTGCACCGATAGTTACGGTCCAATTACCTAGCAAACTTGCACTGCCCGTAGTTAAACCACCGCCACCACCTCCGCCTGCAGAGATTGCATACCACCCTCCTGCGGCTGTGTAGACTGAACCACCACCGCCACCACCACCAGCAACTACTACATAATTAAAACTTAATGTATCTACAGTAACACCCAAAGTTCCGTTTGCAGTAAAAGTACGATAGTAATAAGTCGCATCAGATGTGAGTGTTCCACCTGTTACAACTGGTTTAGGTTTGACAAACGAACCAATCAATGCAGTTTGAATAGCACCCATTACGTCAATCCGTTTCCACTAATAATCCAAGACGTGCTTGTGATTTTGATAGCAGTAGCCATACCAAATGGTGCAAGTGTACGAGAACCTGTAGTTCCAGCACCTGCAAGAAGTAAAGTGTCAGATGTAATTGCAATAGTTACAGTTGCTCCAGTTGCTGCTACAAATGAAATTGCAGTACCAACTGGGAAGGCAACTGATGCGTTAGCAGGGATTGTAATTGTACGAGTAGCAGTTGAGTAGATATGCTCACCAGCATCTGCAGCGACAATGGTGTATGAACCAGTTGTAGCAGCAGAACTCTGTGGTACACCCATATAACCAGCACCACGTGCAGCAGTTGTAGTTGTTGCATCTGTGATTGCTGAGGCAGAAGCCTTGGTATCTATCTGAGTCTGAATAGCAGAAGTAACTCCATCAAGGTAGCCAATCTCAGTATCGGTTACATTTGCAACACGAGCCTGAATTGTTGTTGTATCAACATCAAGTGTTACAGTACCTGATGTACCACCACCTGTTAATCCTGTACCTGCTGTTACTCCTTGAATATCAGCAGATGCATTGTCTGCATTTACTCTTGCTTTAGTCATTCAGCTACCTCTGGTTCTGGTTCGATAATTACCTCTGGTTCAACTGGTGCTGACCAGGCTCCATTAGTACGAGTCCAATCAATCCATAATCCATCAGTTGCTTCGACAACTTCTTTGCCAGTTAGTTCTGCAGCAAGTTCAGCAGAGTCAGCAACGATTACATTAAGTACTTTGTCGTTTTCAATAATTGCATAGTTAGGCATTTATATATCTCCTTATGACCAATAAATAACTGTTACGGAGCCATTGGCTCCTGCGCCACCTGCGCCAGACGATGCTGCTTGAGAGCAACCTCCTCCACCACCACCGCCAGCACCAAGTACAGTTGCCGTTTCTCCAGTACCAGCACCACCGACATTGTTTCCGCCAGCAGCACCTCCTGCAATTGCAGTACCTGCGCCACCACCAGCACCTCTATTGGTAGTAGATGACCAACCGCCACCGCCTCCACCGCCTGGAACATAAAGTAATAACTCTGTTGCAGAGGTTGGCTCAAAGCCTCTGTACCCAGAGACAGTCATATCTGGATAACTTTGATAATTTATTTCTGCTTGTCCAAAACCATTTTCTACTCTATTGGTTCTTTTTATTTTTAATTGGTTGCCTGAAGCGTTTGCAACAAAGTCAAAACCTGTTTGTCCTCCGTAGCCCCAAACACCTCCAGCGTAATGACCAGCACCACCTCCGCCAGCACCACCTCCGCCAGAGCGTTGACCGCCATTTGGTTTGCCAGCAAAGTTTGTACTTCCACCATAAATTGTAGATGCACCTAGGGTTATATTTCCACCATTATTACCATCAGTAGTATCATAACCACCAGCACCTCCACGACCTCCGCCAGGCGCTGTGTAACTTCCAAAACTTGTGTTTCCGCCAGCAGTTCCATTATTTCCTATTGCGTTTGCAGAAGATTGAGCGGCACCACCTGCTCCACCAGTTCCAATAGTTACTGTTACGTTAGAAGTAGCAGCAAAAGATGGCAAGTACATACAGTAACCCGCACCACCTCCTCCTCCACCGTTGCCTTGGTTGGAGTTGAAGCCACCTGAACCGCCCCCTCCACCAGCGCCTTGAATGTAAACTTCACAGACAAGTGGATTGTTTGAGTCATAACCTGCTGGCAAAGTAAATGTTCCAGAGGATGTAAATGTTACAGATTTACGAGTTACGCCGCCACTGGCGGCAGGAAATACTGATATAGCCATTTTATAATACCTCCATTTATTTACAAACAAAACCTATACATATTATACCATCTTTATTAAAACATGAGAAGCTTAAATTCATGATCAGGAACAGTTTTATTCTGTATGTTCTATTACTTCTGGAATAACAAACTCATTAGCAACTGGGTCGTACGTCATACCAACACCAGCATAATGTTTCCTAAAGTTTTTATTGTAGGAAGTTTGAATCCAAGTACCGCCAAACAGTTCTTCGCAAAATGCAGCACCAATGTCTTCTTGTTCAACTCCTTCGGAGTCAAGTAAAACTTCATTGTTTACCACGATTACTTCACGAACGATGTTATTTTCTATTCTTGCAAAGTGTGCCATTATCCAACCACCAATATCACTAGACCTGAACCACCAAGACTGCCTGGATTTCCTCCACCACCGCCACCGCCTGTATTAGCGGTTCCGTTGGTCGAGTTAGTACCTGTTGCTCCAGCAGCACCACCACCAGAACCAGCAGCACCTGGGCTAACTGGACCCCAACCACCGCCGCCACCTGCTCTTGTTACAGATGAACCAGTAATTGAGTTTGCTGTGCCAGAACCACCAGCGCCACCTGAGTTGCCGCCAGGACTAGATGAACCACCGCCACCTGCACCTCCACCGCCACCGCCGCCGTTACCTGAGCCATTTCCACCACCACCGTTGTTGCCTAAGCCTGAAATGCCTACACCTGGGTCTATATTTACACCTAGACTGCTGTTATATCCACCGCTACCGCCACCTGAGCCTCCAGTACCTCCAACAGCGCCATATTGTGAGAGGTTACCGCCACCGCCTCCGCCGCCTGGAGAAAAATAACTACCCAAGCGTGAGGTTGAACCATTGGTTCCTGTTATTGAGACAGTGGTATTTGCATTTGTACCACCACCACCAACGGTTACAGTATTTGAACCAGCAGGCAAAAATGCAGAAGTATTATAAAGGAATCCTCCAGCACCGCCGCCACCAAAACTTCCTCCACCTCCACCACCGATAACTAAAATCTCACAAGTGCCAGCAGTACCAATAGTTACGCTACCAGAACCAGTAAAAGTGTAAATAGTTTTACCTGGACGAGCAGATGTATTAACATTGGGTGAACCAGTGGTTCCAGTAACAGTTGCTAAAGGAACTCCACCCCCACCGACAGGGTTAAAAAATGGCATCTATATCTCCTTAAGCGTATTTGATTGGACCAGCACCAAAAACGGTGTAGGTCGGGGTTGCTGCGGTTTTAATAATAGTAAATGAGTAAGCATCTACTCCAGATGCGTTACCTGCTGCAGGTGTTGTACCTCCAGACCATAAAACAGTCTGTGCATTACCATCAATAGTTAATGCTGTGTGTCGATATGCAGTAGCACCTTGTGTTACTAAAAATGAAATTGTTAAAGAATCATTAGTTGCTAATTTTGAAGCCAAAGTTGTACCAGAAGTACCACGGACGTTGAGAGTCCAGTTAGCAGAAGCGTTAGTTGTGTAGTACAAAACACCCTGAGTATCAGCGTCAAACTGTACTGTTCCAGTAGCAGCAGTTGCTGAAATAGTAGTGCGCTCTTCAGGAGAGATGACTATAGGAGCAGTAAGAGTGGCAGCCGCCGAGAAATTGTTTGTACCAGTCCATGTATTACTTGTTCCTAGAATTGAAGTACCTGAAGTGCCTTGTGTTCCAGTTGTTCCCTGAGTTCCCGTAGTTCCCTGTGCACCAGTAGTTCCAGTTGTACCCTGTGTACCAGTAGTGCCTTGTGTTCCAGTTGTTCCCTGAGTTCCCGTAGTTCCCTGTGCACCAGTAGTTCCAGTTGTACCCTGTGTACCAGTAGTTCCTTGTGCACCAACGGGGGTAGAAATAGCAAGATCTTGCCATGCTGTTCCATCATATACTTTAACAACTTTAGCCATAATTTTATTTAGTCACCCCTACTAGGTTAATTACTGCGCTTGGCGCAAGAATTACATTAATACCCATTATACAATCTCCATTCCGCTGATATGAAGATTAATTGTTGTAGCAGATGCTCCGCCTGTAATTGTCTTTGGTGTAGCATTTGCTGGAATTACTTGTTTGCAATCAATATAAACTGTTGTGTTTGCTGCAATTGCTGTTGTTGTATGCAATGCTACTCCATCAATGGCAAGTGTAAATGTTCCTGCTGATGCAGCAGTATTTGTGACAGCAATATTTGTTACAACTGTTGTTGTTGATGTAGTTGGAACTGTGTATAAAACTGTAGCGGTATTTGTTGTAGCCGCTCCTCTAAATAATGATTTTGCTGTATTTGCCATTAGTATGCTCCCATTATGTTTGCTATTTCAATATCGTTAACTCTTGTAATTGTAGCATAAGTTGATGCTGCAGTTGAAGATGTTAGATAAGATGATAAATCAATTGTGGCCCAAGATGTACTTGTTCCATTTGTTGTTAAATATTCGCCGCTATTCCCAGTTTGGGAAGGGACGGCAGTTAAAATTGCTGAATTAATTTCTGCCTGTGTATATGTATTAGTAGGAGAAAGAAGAACTATTATTACTACATCAAGGATATCATTTACTGCCGCCCCAGATCCTAATGTAATTGTATTTGAATTTGAGGTTGTATAATCAGATGTTCTAGCAAGTAGGACACCATTTAAAAATACCTGCTCGTATCCATCTGTAAATGTATTTGTAGTTGTAAATACAGTTTGTGCTGCTGTAGCAGTAAATGTCTGACGAGTGTAAATTGTTGGACTAAATGCATCTGAAGATGAATCAGAGTCTACCCAAATTTGTCCAGTAACTGGAGAAGATGGTTCAGATGTTTGATAAGCTGTAGATAAGACTTGATTCCATTGTGTAGTTGTACCATTTGTCTGTAGGTAGTAATTTATGTTACCTGTTTGAAGGGGTAGCAGGGCGTTTAAGGCATTTCCAGCGGTTGTCTGTCCTGTTCCACCTTCTGAAATTGCTAGGGTGGCCGAAGAGCTTATAACGCCAGATGAATCAGTTTTTACAATTCCCGCTGTAGAAAGTGAGGGAATAACTAATCCATTCTTTACCTTAAAGTCTTTATTAGACATTAATTACCCCTTAAAGTGATACTTTGCTGAATTTGACTGTTACGTTATTTGTTGCTGCATCTGTTACGGTTACCTGTAATACTGCATCTGTTGAAGCTACTGCAGCTGAAACAACTACTCCTGCAATTGTTCCACCAGTTTCTGTAATTGCAAACTCTGTCATATCTACAGATGTTCCATCTGTTTGAACAAGAACCTTGGATGTTCTTGTCTTATTATTTGTAGCCTGCTTTAATGAAACCATATATTCAATTGATGTAAATGCTGACAATGCTGTGGTGTCTACAGTTTCTACTGTATTTCCAGTAACAGTGTCTGTTCCAGTTACAATTGGTACTACTAATGTTCCCCATGAAGCAGATGTTCCATCTGTTGTTAGGTACTTACCTGAATTTCCTGATTGAGAAGGAAGACTGATTGGTGCTGCCGCCCACTCAACCCCATTAGTTGCAGCTGAGTTTGCTGTGAGCAAATACCCGTTTGTACCAACGGCAAGCTTAGCTGGAGTATTATCAGCTGAAGCAACTAAAATATCTCCCTTTGTGTCAAATAATGACTCATCTACCTTGCCATCTAGTTGTGTTTGAATTGCTGATGTTACTCCATCTACATAATTTAGCTCTGTGGAAGTTGCTGTAATCGCTACATCCTCATTAATCTTAGGACTTGTTAAAGTCTTATTTGTTAATGTATCTGTAGTATCTTTTCCAACAAGAGTTGTGGTAGCATCTGGTAGACTTACTGTTCTGTCTGCTGTAGGATCTACAGTTGTTAAAACTGTTTCAAACTCATTATTGGTTGCACCTTCAAATGTAATAACATGTGGTTCTGGAAGGTATATTCCATGAATCCGTGGAGTTCCACCAGTAGCCGTAAATTCTCCTCCATTAATTGTTGGTGTTGTAAGAGTCTTATTTGTAAGAGTCTCTGCAGTATCTTTTAGCAGTGTGCCGTTTAAATATAACGACTTTCCTGAAGCAAGATTTATATGCTCTGATGAAGTCCATGCGTCTGTGGCATCAACCCAATTGAAAGTTTTATCTGTTGCACCCTTTAATGTTATTCCACCGCCATCTGCTGTAGAATCTGAGGGGGTAGCAACTGAGCCTAGTTCAATATTTTTATCATCAACGGATATTGTTGTTGAGTTTAATGTTGTAGTAGTTCCATTAACTGTTAGGTCTCCAGAAAGCGTTAAGCTTGTTCCAGAAACTGCTCCTGTAAATGTTGCTCCAGATAATGAAGCCTTGGCATCTAGTTGTGTCTGAATTGCAGATGTTACTCCATCAACATAATTTAGCTCTGTAGCAGTTGCTGTAAGAGCAACATCTTCGTTAATCTTAGGAGAGGTTAATGTCTTATTAGTAAGGGTGTCTGTGCTTGATGCTGAGATCTTTCCATCAATCTGAGTCTGAATTGCTGATGTAACGCCATCTACATAATTAAGTTCAGTTGTAGATAAAGTTGCGCCGTCTAGAATGTTTAATTCTGTAGATGTTGCTAATAGCTCTACGTTTTCATTAATTTTAGGAGATGTGAGAGTCTTATTTGTTAAAGTATCTGTTGTTGCTTTTCCAACAAGTGTATCTGTTGCATCTGGCAATGTTAATGTACGATCTCCTCCAGGCTCACCTGCTGTTAATGTTAATTCATATGAATCTGCTGTTGTACCTTCAAATACAATATTTGCATCACTTAGATACAAGCCTGAAATTGTTGGGCTTGTTAAAGTCTTGTTTGTTAGTGTATTTGTTGAATCTGCCAATACTACTGTACCAGTAGCATCTGGGAATGTAATTGTTCTATCTGCTGTAGGATCTGTAAATACTACAGTTGTTTCATTTGTATTGTCTGTTGTACCTTCTACAATGAATCCTGGACCTAGAATTAATGCATTTCCGCTTGCATCCATTTCTACTAATCCGCCCTTAACTCCTACGTCAGTTGTTGGCACGTAGTCTCCAAGTGAGCTTTGTAATCCTGACGGGGTAATATTGGAGTATGATGTAATGCTATTCCATGCTGTTCCAACAGTTGGGGCATTTACTGCAGGACCAATTTTAAATTTGCCTGTGTCTGTCTCAATACCCATTTCACCTGGATATAGTAGTGGATTGTTTGTAGTCCAGTTACTGGATGAGTCTCTTCTTAATTGAATTCTAATTGCCATTATGCTGTTCCCCCGTCTATTGTATCATTAAATACTGTTGTTGATCCACCGCCGTTTATGGAAACCATGTAGTCATTATCTGATGCATAGTTTCCATAATCGACAGTTCTAATACCACCGTCTGTGTAGTGTGTATGGTCCAAAATTGCTTTTGGACCAGCCACCTCATACCAAACTTCTCCGTTATAAGCTTTAATAGTTCTTTCCTGTGTATTAAAATACATTTGTCCTATTGTTGGGTTAACTGGGTCGGAAGCCATATTAACCAACGTGATCGGAGTTAAGAACTTTTTAGCCATTTATTTAAGCCTTTACTACTACTCTGTAAGTTTCTCCAGATACTGGCGCTACTGCAAATGCAATTGCCACTCTGTTTGCGTTGGACTTTATTACATCTGTTACAACTTCTGCTCCAGATGATATTTCCCATACCGTAACAAGAATATCTGTTGAATTTAAGTTATGATCTATGTTAAATGATGTTGCTGTATATGGACTTGCTGGAGTAATTGTTTCTGCATATGTTCCAAGCTGTCCTGAAATACCTTGAGCACCTTCGGTTCCTTGAGTACCAAGTGTTCCTTGGGTTCCTTGGGTTCCTTCAGTACCTTGAGATCCAATAGTACCCTGTGCACCTTCAGTTCCTTGTGCACCTAGTGTACCTTGGGTTCCCTGAGTACCTTCTGTACCCTGTACGCCTTGTGTTCCTTGGGCACCAGTTGTGCCTTGTACACCAGTAGCACCATCAAGGTTGACAGACCAAGAAGAGTATTCTCCTGAACCTCTGACGTCATTGACATTTACAACGAGCGTGTTAGTTCCTGATGTGTAGCTTACTACAGTAGCAGACATGTTGTTGTTTACATCGTAAGCAACTACTACATCTTGACCCACTGAGTATGAAAGATCTGGATCAGCCAGCACAAAACTTACGTTGTTTGCTACTGCAATCGAACGTGTTGTAGAAGAGGTTGTCTTGTAGCGATCAGAGTGTCCTTCAGTACCTTGTGTACCCTCTGTTCCTTGTACGCCTTGTACACCTTGTGTTCCTTGGGTTCCTTGAGTACCTTCAGTACCTTGAGATCCAATAGTACCCTGTGCACCTTCAGTTCCTTGAGAACCAACAGTACCTTGTGCGCCTTCAGCACCTTGAGTTCCTTCGGTACCTTGTACTCCCTGTGCAGAAAGTAGTGTCCAGTAGGTTCCTTCTGAAGGAGTGTCTCCAACGTTGCCACCATGAGCATCGATGCGGTACCAAGTTTGTCCTTGATAAGTTGCTACGTCCCCAATTGCGTAAGATGTTCCTGGGCCGTAAGCGCCTCTGAAGTTCCAGAGAGCTGCTGTACCTTGAGTACCTTGAGCACCTTCAGTTCCTTGTGCACCTACTGTACCTTGGGTTCCTTGTGTTCCTTCAGAACCTTGGACTCCCTGTGTACCCTGAGTGCCTTGAGTTCCCTGTGTACCTTCGACACCTTGTACTCCTTGAGTACCTTGTGTGCCTTGGGCTCCAAGTGTTCCCTGTGTGCCTTGAGTTCCTTCAGTTCCTTGAACGCCTTGTGCGCCTTCAGTTCCTTGGGTACCTTGAGCACCAACGTCACCAGTGCGAGCAAATGTTAAAAGAACATCGTCTTCATCTGTGAAAGAACCAGAACCAGACAAGTATGTAATGTCAATATCAAAGTATGTAGCGTAATCAACCATTGAGTTGATTGCATACATAGCAAATACTGCAGTATTTGCTTTGAGCGAAACTTTTACGTGACCCTTGATTGTCGAAGTAGAGTCATCAATTGTCTGTAGATATGGATGAATATCTACGGACGCAGCGTTAATGTCATCAATTGCAAGGTGTGTTGCAGATGCAGGAGCAGCGTTAAGGCGGATGTATGTATTGCCTGGATCTGCCATTGTTGTTGATGAGTCGTAGTTGTACTCAACAGTTACACCACCAAATGATCCTTCAGCACCTTGTAAGCCTTGTTGACCTTCTAGGCCTTGCGCTCCTTGAGTTCCTTGGGTTCCCTGAGCACCTAGAGTTCCTTGTGTACCCTGTGTTCCTTCAGATCCTTGTACTCCCTGTGCACCTTCAGTTCCCTGTACACCTTGTGTACCTTGTGAACCTTCTACGCCCTGAGTTCCCTCAGTTCCCTGTGTACCTTGAGCTCCAGTTGTTCCTTGTGAACCTTCTGTACCTTGGCTACCAACTGTACCTTGAGAGCCAACAGTACCTTGAGTTCCCTGTTCACCCTCTACGCCCTGTACACCCTGTGTTCCCTGGGTTCCTTGTGCACCTAGTGTGCCTTGAGTTCCTTGAGAGCCTACTGTACCTTGTACGCCCTGTGCTCCTTCAGTACCTTGGGTACCTTGAGCACCGACATCACCAGTACGAGCAAATGTGAAGAGTAAAGCATCTCCATCAGTAAAGGTTCCGTTACCAGATACGTAAGCAACTTCTACATCAAACCAGTTTGGCGCTGTGTCTGTAACGCCAGAGATTGTGTAGAGTGCAAAAGTAGCAGTATCAAACTTCTTAGATACCTTTACGTGACCCTTGATGGTAGATGTGGAATCATCGATAGTGGTTAAGAAGTTAGAGACATCGTAGTTACCATCAGCAGGATTATCATCCAATGCAAGACGTGTAACTAGAGTTAAGTTTGCGTTGTTAAGGCGAGCATTGTTGTCGCCTGGGTCTGCCATTGTAACGGTGTCATCGTAGTTGTAAACAACTGTGATACCACCAAAGTTACCTTCGGCACCCTGTGCACCCTGTGACCCTTCAAGACCTTGAGCACCAACGGCACCCTGTGTTCCTTGTGCGCCTTCTGTTCCCTGTGTGCCCTGTGCACCTTCGGTACCTTGCGCTCCTTGAGTTCCTTCTGTACCTTGAACGCCTTGTATACCTTCGGTGCCCTGCGCTCCTTCAACACCTTGAGCGCCTTCTGTTCCCTGTGCACCTTCAGTGCCTTGAGTTCCATTAGAACCATCTAAACCTTGTGCTCCAGCGGAGCCTTGTGCTCCTTCAGTTCCTTGAGTACCTTGTGCACCAAGTGTTCCCTGTGCACCAGTAGTACCTTGAGCTCCTGTGCTTGTGTTAATCCAAGCTGAACCATTCCATGAACGTAAATATCCAAGGACTGTATCAAAGTAAATTTGACCAACAACTGGTGATGCTGGTGCTGTTGATAAATTTTGAATTCTGGCATTTTGCAACTCATTCTTATTGAGGTCAATGCCTACTACAAATTTTCTTGCCATTTTTTTCTCCTTATGACAGGTAAGCTGTCCCTCCGAATGGTTGAGCCATCGTAAGTGTTATTTGGTTAAGACTATTATAGTCTATTCCTGTTTCTAATATATTTCCTGCACTATCCTTAATTGTTACATTAGGATAGAAACCTAAGTTATGTGTTATTGCTTTTGAATAAATTTCATTGACTGGGCCTGTTACGGAACCAATTTCCCATGTTGCTGTATGTGCGTAATTTCCAGCAGCGCCAGGCCCCAAAGTAACTGTTACTGCACCAGACCATGTTACGTCAGATGGCTTTGGACCATAAAATATTTTTGATACTGTATCGTAGTAATAATCATTTTGTAGCCCCAAGTTATTTGCTGGTACGCCAGATCCATTTAATATTGTTTTTCCTCTTGGGCCTTGTGGTCCAGGAACTGTTACTGTAACTTGATTTCTAGATGATATAGACGTTACTAAATCTACCATTATATTGTCACCGACCTTGATAATGTCATAAATCCTTCAAGTATCTTAACCTTATTTGAGTTTGAGTCAGTAAGCATAATATCGTATGAGGATTTTGGAAAAAACAATTTGTTTGTCTGGGTAGGTGTCATCCTAATTGTGAGCTGGCCATTGGTAGGATCAATCGTTATTCCACCGCTAGGTGAAGTTAATGTAAAAGCTAACTTGCTTCCGCCTTTTGTATCACGGACCTGCATTTTAGCGGAAGCTCCAGTGAGATCTATAGGATCGCCTTCTGGATCTTTGTATTCAACGATAAACGAGAAAGTAGCATTTTGATCTACTTCCCAATTTTTTTGTCCTGCCATTTACTAGTACTCCTAAATAGGAAAACTCCTATGCTCATTTTAGCATAGGAGCAATCCTAATCGTGTTTAATTACTTGGCTGACTTAAAGCCAAATTCTTTATTACTTGGGCTAAGAGCCTTCAAAATTACTGGAGCAACGGCGGCAACGCCACCCATTAGCAAATCTCTTGGATTTGTATTTCCAGTCATGTACAAAGCAATTGCTGCTGAAAGAAATGCTCGTGCATATGTTCCTAGCGCTGCTAAAATTTCCTCTGTCATTGTAACCTTTCCGTCCTTGTTTAGATCTCTGTTCATTTGATCATCTCCAATTTTGGGCGTTGTGCCCAGAATTTTGAGGGTATTTCCCCCAATACTATTATTCTACCATTAAGCTGAAATATCTACAATCTCACAGTTTCCGTCAGAAGTACAGGCTAGGGTTTGTGAGCCGCTAGTCCCGTCCTCTGTCTCGTAGAAAGATAAATCTTCCCACCGAATATCTTTTGGCATCTTTGAAAGCAAATCTAGATATTCTTGCTTGTCTACTTCCTGATATGGAGCCTGCTTATATGTATGATCTGAATGCGGCAAGAATGAAATTCCAGATACCTCATCAAAATGCTTATATACCCAAGCACCAACTTCCATCCACTCTTCTTCTTTTACAGATACTGTAATTGATGGCTTGTGCTCACACCATGCACGCTGATAAACTAGCCATGTCTTTAAATGATCAAGTGCTGTTAAATCATTTCTAACAATTGCGCCTTCTGGTGCTTTAACTGGAAATGAAAATACGTATGTATCATTTGGCTTCATTACATCATCTTCTACTGGGATTCCGACTTCCTTTAAGAATGTAGAAATTGGATCTTTCTTGTCTCCACGAACTGTACGAATATAATAATCTGAATGCCATGGGTGCATTCCTGAAGAAACTCCTACAAGCTGTGAAACAGTTCCTGAAGGCTTTACACATGTGATTGCAGCAGATTCCTGAATTCCAATCTTATTGGCTTCAGACTTGTTTACATCTCTTGCTGACTCACGAAGGCTTACTAAAACCTTTTCTAATTTATTAATATCTTCTTTACCAGAAAAAAACTTATGTCCAAATTGTCCAGTTAAAGATACTCCTAGCAAACGCTCCTCTTCTGTATTGTCCTTCCAAATTTTACGAAGGTACTTAAAATCAGTTAATGTTGACTGCCACGTTCCAAGAATTGTTGCAAGGCGAACTTTATTTTTGACATCTTCAACTGTGTCCTTTTCACGTAATACGACTTCTGAAAGATTACAAAACTGATAAGGTCGTAGAATAATTTCTGAACATGGGTTTGTTCCATAATGAATCTCTGGATCTCTTCGTCCGTACTTTGCTGCCTGTGCTTGTGCTGCTGCAACATTGTAAATTCCACGTTCTCCTGATTTTGAATCATATAAAGATTTCCATTCTGCAATAAACTGCTCCATCTCTGGCTTGCGAGAATATGCAACAGAGTTGTTTGACAATGCACGCTGTGAGTTATTCTCCCACCAGTTACCTGACTTGGCTTGAGCCATTTCAATATCATTAATATTTGAAAGAGAAATCATTGCTGATCTGCGAACTCCGCCAACAACTACAATCTCTCCAATCTTACACATAATGTCATGTGCCTCAATTGGCTTTAACTGACGTCCTGTTGCAGACTTAAACTTTGCAATTGTAAAATCAAAAAGATTAACTAGCGGTTGTGGACCTGATGATCTTCCGCCCATAGTCTTTAGTCTTGCGCCTGCTGGTCGCAACTTGCTAACATCAATTGCTGGAATCTGTCCTGACCATAGCAATGCAAGTAGTTCACGGTATGCTTTAGCCCAGCCCTGCTTTGAATCTTCAACAATGACAACTGTGTTTGACTTTTCTAATGAATCTGGGACGGCAGGAAGCTTATTAACATACTTATACTCAACAGAGAATCCAACACCTGTTCCACACATCAAGATATACATTGTTTCATCAAATGATCTTGGATTATCTACTGGAACAAATGAACAGTTATACCCTGCAACATGATCTCTATCTAATGCAGCACCTGCAGTCATTACTGATCGCATTGATGGCATAACATTACGATTAAATACAGCATTGCGAAGTTCTTCAACAATCTTTGCATCTGGCTTATAGCTATAATTCTTATCTAGATGTCCTAGCATATAGTCAAAATAACGATCTACTGTCTCACCCCATGTTTCACGACGATTTTGCTCTGGCATCCATCTTGCATAGCGAGACAAAGCAATAAAGTTTTCGTACGGGTTTTCAATAGTTCTTGACATTTTTAGTGACACCTTTTCTTCCGCCTAACGGATTGATTAAATTTGAATGAAGTCTAAGTGTATCAAACTTTATTATAGTGGGGAAGGCCTTAAGAAAACTTTTTAAAAATATGCTCAAAGGCCTTATTAGTCAACCGATCCCAATTATATTCTTCATGAAGTTTAGTTGACTGGGCGAAGTAATATCCAGCATATCCATTGTAGTTGATTGAAACATCTCTCATAAGCTCAAGTAGATGTTGATACTCTGGTTCAAAAACTTTACCTTCATGAACTGGCCAAGGTGATTTAACTAAATCTGATTTTAATTTTAGTGGACCAAGATACTTATCGTAATGGGCCCAACCATCTGTACAAATTACTGGCATACCAGTAGCAAGTGCTTGAAATGGAATAAACCCAAATCCTTCACCATAACTTGGATAAATTAAAACATCATGGTCATGATAAAGTTTTACCAGTTCTTCTTCTGACATATCTTCTGTAATTATTTTTATATTACTAAACTTTTCATCTGGAACACCGATTATGTTTTTATCCATATAGTTATTATAGATACGGGTAGTATTGCTCTTATATGCTTTTATGGTTAAAGAGTAAAAGGGGTTATTTCCATACAAAGCTGTAAATGCGTCTACCACCATTTGTCCTGCTTTTCTTGGTGCTGGCTCACCAACATGCAAAAATTTTATTGGTCTACCATGTTCTAGCTTTCTTTTCTTTGGTCTCCATATTGGATCAATACCATGTGGAAAAACTTTAACATCTTTAATTCCATTTGCTTCAAAAACTTCTTTGCACCAATCTGAAGTTGTCCATATTTCATTACATGCGTCTAAATACTCAAACCATTCCTTTGGGACAACTGTTGATTCCCATGGTGTATAACTAATTTGATACTGATTTCTGTGTAACTTATAATACACAGGCTGAGAAAAATTTAATTGAACATCCGCCCTTGCGTCCTGAAATGGTACATTATGACCTAATCTTTTTAATGAATCTACTATTCTTGACGCAGCATGACCGTAACCATTTGAAGTTTTTAGGTTACTTATTGGCGTAGAAAATGAAATATCCATAATATCTTTCTGGTCAACTGACTTGACAGTAACTTACTGACAATGTTAAGATTATAGTTCGTTATCTCTAAAGGAGGAAATGCCAATGGAGAATATAAAGCAAAAGCTAAGCGATTTTGCTCACAGTACGACTGTAGTAGTAATGATAACATTATTCCTATTTACAAACAATACCGTGATCCCCGCTCAAGCTTTAAAAGTAGAACCAAAGACAGAAGTACAACTTAAGCAAGAAACCTTAGAGAAGTACAGCAATACTGTTTACAAGCCTTCGGAAAAGCTTTCAGACATTGAATTGAAAGAACTACTGGCAGCAGTAGGTTTTGAAGGAAAAGCCCTTAGAACGGCTTGGGCCATTGCAAAGACGGAGTCCAGTGGACGCCCACTAGCATATAATGGCAACAGGAATACTGGAGACAGTTCCTATGGAATTTTTCAGATCAACATGTTGGGAAACCTTGGTGTTGCTCGTAAAGAAAAATTTGACCTGCGATCAAATGTACTACTATTTGATCCAGTAATAAACGCAGAGATAACGTACTATATGACCAAGGGCGGTACAAATTGGTCAGCTTGGAAGGGTCTAACCCCAAGAGCGAAGGAATTTTATACTAAATTCCCAACTACCTTGAAGTAGGAGAAAATGCGTAGGATACAGCAAGTATCTCAATACATAGCACTTTCTGAAGAAGGCCTTGTTCCTAGATTGGTTTGCCCACTAGATCAAGGTCTTCTTCTTCCTAATCAGACAAATGAAGACGAGGTATACTTGTATTGCCTATCTTGTGAATATAAAAAATTTATAGGATTTGGTTTTTATGACGAAATTATAAAGACTATGAAAAAGGTTAAAAATGACATGTGATAAAGATTGCCAATGTAACAGCACCCCTATTATTCCAACTGATAATATGGGGCGGGAAAAATTTTGGGAAGACTTAGGTAGACCAGATGACAAATGAAGAAAAATCCTCAGCATTAGAAGATAACCTACCAATGGTTAATTATATTATGTTACACCGTATATATGACCTATTAACAATTATTGCAAATAAACTAGTTGGGCCAGAGGATGTATCTAAGATGGTTTCATATCATGAGGAAGGGTACCTTCTTGGACCCGCCCCATCATACTCTGCACCAGACGAAGATGGTCAGCAAACTTTATTTTAAAAACAGTTGACTTAGAATAAAAGCTATTTTACAATTGAATTGTGCGTAGTTGTAGCATCCCACATGTTCCTACGTACATATATCGCAAGATATAAAGAACCCAATCGGATCCGCCTCTGATTGGGTTTCTTGTTATATATGCATATAATATAGGACATATCGGTCATATAGTGCAATTAGTGCGAAAAAAGTGCTTCGGCGAGAAGAGACCCCATTTTCACATCTTAGCTATTTCCTATAATACCCCATAAAAATACCCTGAGAGGGTTTTAAGGCCCTAACAGGGTTATTTGGTGGTATCACCACATCCTACCCCTTAAAAGGGCGGGAGATAAAAAGTTATCCCTTTTCACCATTATATAAAGCAACACTATCCATTAGAGTAACTTGTCTATCTGTAACATAGCCACCAGATTTTTCTAATTGATCCAAAGCTGTTGGTTCATCCTTAGCAAGGACTTGAATTAACATCTCTACTTTATATGTGTAGCAAGTGGTGTTTTCTACTTCTTTTCCCGCTTTTTTTGTAGCCATTATTTTGCTTCTCTCTATTATTTTAGTTGACTAAGATTTTAGTCTTATATAATGTTAATATAATATTTTTTTTAATACTTCATCTGGAAATTAGATTTTTAGCAAACCCCCCCTACCCCCCTTTTTTTAACTTAAAGGAAAGTAGAGAAAGTTCACAAAGATCATATGCAATACATCTGGCATATTGAGTTCTTAGTGTAACCCCCGAAACCTTTCCAATTGTAACATGGAAGATTTTTATAGGTCAATAGTTTGCAAAAATTTATTTCTCCTGGCATCTGCCAGATTATTCTTTTGAGTGTCATATCTCAAGTTAGCCAAGGTGTTATTATTTTTGACATCGTCAAAATGACAAACTACTTGACCAGGATTTGGTATGCCAACAAATGCTTGCATAACAAGTACATGTCCACGGATATTTTTTCTCTTTGAGTTTTCATCATATAGCTCATATTGGATATAACCAACTTGATCTGGTCTTCCATTTACATATCGATATACAAGAAGATCCTGTCTTTTACCTGTATCTTTTCTAGGTCTTCCATATCTTTGCTTCTTGGTTCTTACCCGCCCTAAATTAGATACTTCGTATCCATGTGGCTTGAATGAACCATTACGTTGCACAATTACTGGTACTTCTTTCCATATTTCCATGTATCTATAATAGCGTACTATTACATTCTGGTCAACTAGGAATTAGATTTTAAGAAATGTTAATAGAGTTTTAATTTGTATGATACACACTATAGAAATGTCCGAATTGTCCCTATAGTGCTCCCAGATGTGACCCTTATCACATGATTTTTTGCGATTATTTTTATAAATGTCCTTAATGTCCGAATTTCGATTAGAATTTGTCAGTGACCCCCTGTAGAGTAAAGGTATTAGATAAACAGAAAGGAGTTCTAAATGAACTCAATACATGAAAACAGAAACTCTCTAGAAAGCAGAGAGCAACTACTAGCACGACTAGGAGACGCTATCTGCTCAGAGTGTAGATACCTAGCAATACACCAGACATGGTGTTCTAAATCACACTCTAACTAAGAGCGTGTCGCTACCATTTGTCAGCCCTATCCTCTACAATTCCTACTATAACTACTAACGAAAGAAGAACAGACAATGACTATCACTTACTCAATTTGGCAAGGCTCTAAACTAATCTCTATTGACAATGTGGCGCATGACCCTAAAGCGATTGACCACCTAATCCAATCTCTTAACGCTAGCGAATTAGGCAAGGTTAAGAAGTTCACCGCTAATGTAATGTCTATCAAGGTAGGAGAATAACTAATGACTAAATGGGATACAATTCAGGCAGATGTAAGCGACATGTATGCACACCTACAAGAAGAAGAAATGTATGAGCAACTAATGGCAGAAGAAGAAGATGTGTTCGGATTTGTTAAGGCTATACAGATAGACCACTTAACAGATGAGCAACTAGATGAAGTCTTTAACATGTTTGGAGATAAGTAAATGGCGGTGTTATTGTGTGCCATGGTAGGTTTTGGTATAGCGTATTTAATCGCTACTAAGGAGGTAAATAAATGAAAACAGATTTTGAAAAAGAATTAGAGATAAAAGAAAGCTACGACTCTATGTTAGATGAATGCTATCCACCCGTAAAGATTGGATACTCTACTTTTACCGCCTCTGAAATTCTTTTTAATTGTGATCCTGTTATGTACCATCAAGGCCTTTTAGATTATCAAGATAGTTTAGAAGAATAACGGCGTGTCGGCTTGACAATAGTCAAGCTGGCCCCCAAAGGAGAGGGGGCTGTGGATAACTTAAGAAGATCTGTGGATAACCCCTGAAAATTTGTGAGATTTATCACATAACTTGAGCGTCTCACATTGTGAAATTACTGGCTAGTAATTAGTTTATGTCAGTCCGTTCGTGTATAATTCCATACATAACCAAACGAAAGGTGACAACTAATGTCAGCAAAAGTAATAACTGTTCCCGCCCTACTTGTAGGCACACACTATCGCTCACGCTCTCGCCATGATGAGGGCACTATTCTACACGCAGAAAAGCGTGAAGGCATTTGGTATGGCGAGGGGTACGAGGTTTACGCTATTCAGGTTTCCTCTACTCGTAACATTGCTAATTTTTGGGCTACGATTGCCGTCAAGGTGTCTGACTAATTTGTCAGACCCTTCCGCTATAATTACAAAACAAACAAACGAAAGGAAAACTATAAATGGGAAACTTCTTAGATGTAATGGACGAGGGAACTATCTCCGTCATTGTGTGTGATGATTGCTTAGGATTTGGGGCAATTTTTTGGGGAGATGAAAACTCCTATGATGTCGAGCCATGCGATTGCGTAACTAACGAAATTGGAGATTACTAAAATGGAGAAAGAGTATCTTTATGCAGTAACTTGTTCCTATGACGGAAAGCCACCTCATTGGGTAGCCCGTTTTGATAACTGTTTAGATGCAGTTAATTCATACCGCAGTTTTTCTGATTGGGGTTTTGCAGATGAGTTTTCTACTGTTAATTTGTCAGAGCCTTCAGGTAAAATGCACACCAAACACTTTTATCGTTCAGGAAAGTTGGTAACAAAATGATGACACGTAAGGACTATGTAGCAACCGCAGAAATTCTAAAGTTTGCTAGCGATAAAACGCACCCCGCTTTATTTTCTAAAATCGTAAATGATTTTGCGGAAATGTTTGCGAAAGATAATGAACGATTTGATGTAACTAGATTTCATGAAGCGTGTGGGTACAATGTTCCAAACTTCACTTCGAGATAAAGTAAAACGCATACAGGAATTGCGTCGCAGTAATGCGGCGCAACCTGTACGCAATAAAAAAAAATACACACGCAAGATCAAACATAAACGGCGTGGTGATTTGACAAACGACTAAGCTGCCCCCAAATTCGTGGGGGCAAAACATAGTTTAAGTCAAGTACCAAAATACCCCTGAAATTGTGAAGTTTATCACAAAATAAATTAGATAAACATTGGGCGTGTTTATCTAATTGTCAGTGGCCCATGCTAAAATACTCTTATTCCAACAACGAAAGGTAAACAATGCTAGTAGAACACAATCTAAAGTTTGTAACAGAGTTTGCAGACAATCATCCAGTAACTGCACAAATTCTAAACATGGAAGAAAGTACTCGTATCTTTATGCTAGAGTCTATGCTAAAAGAATTAATCGCACCAAAGTTAGGTCCTATCCTTGATGAAATTAATGCAGGCGGGTCCTATGCAATTCTTAAGGTGGCAGAATAATGGGATACAATACAGCATTAGATTTATCTAATGAATTAGACTTAGAAACTGCTATCGGTTATCACTTGCAAGGTAATCACTATCCACCCGTTCCGCTTTCTATGGTTGAGCCTTGCATAGAAGCAATTGATGCTTTCTATGATGAGGACTACAATCGTGAAATTGCTTTACCTGAAGGCGTGTTATGGCGTGGACAGGTTACTGCACCCGCATCAGCAATTATTGATGCACACCACTTAAATGCTTGGCTACCAGAGGAGGATTACTAATGGACAATCTTTATTCTATCTTATCCGAAAGACACCCAGACGGAGACTTTAATGAAATGGATCTATGGGAAGCTATCGCAGACTCAGAAGGCTTAGAGCTGAACGAAATTATGGACGGCGACCTAACAGAATACTTGTGATGCTTATCACACCGCATGGTCTTGATAAATGTCAGACCCTAATGATACAATAACACCCTAAACAGAAAGGAAGCAAAATGACAGTAAATGGATACACTTACAAGGTTGGCGATTTATTCACCACCCTAAAGTCAAAGAAAACTGGAGTAATCAAGGAGATTATTCCTAACGCATCTGGCTCGGTGCGTGTGCTACTGGAAATGCCAACAAAGGAAACTCGTTGGACAACAGTTAGCAACGAAGCCCTAGTATAAGGAGGTGGAGGGGTCGCAGAAATGTCAGACCCCTCCGCTATAATACAGTTAAACCAACCAACGAAAGAGGAAAATAAATGGCTAGAGGAAAAGCAATCAGCGTTAAAATCGCAACACCAAAGGTAATCAAGGCACTAGAAACTGCACTAGCAAAACTAGAGTCAGACTATGCTTCACAAGAAGCAAACGAAGCAAAGTATGAGAAGGCACGCAAGGCTTGGCAAAAAGAGGTTAGCGACTATGCAGTTGCCAACATCAAGAAGGCAGAAAACTTCCGCACAAACTATCGCTCATGGAACAATACACTTAACATTGACTATGACTTGACAGTTGCAGAAAAGGACTTGCCAAAAGAGCCTAGCAGAGATTTTGTTACAATGCACCAACACACATACATTGAGCAAAGAGAGGAAATGCTTAACGCAATTCGTATTCTCAAGATGACAGATGAGGAAGTAGTAAATACTTCTACATACAATGCAGTTGCTCGTTATCTATAATTCCTAATAAGGAAAATGTCCTGAGCATGACAACTAAAACTGCTCACACCTTCGGGTGTCCCTACTAACAAAGGAAATAAAATGCGTAATCGTTTTAGAATAGAAATCTATGACGCAAACAAAGCAAATGATTTAACAATCTATTCCGAACAGGGTGTAGATAAAGAATACTTAACTGAATTAGTATTCTCTAACATCCGCCGCTTTAATGGCAAAGTAAATGCATACGTTGTTGATACACTAAAGAAAAAGAAAACAACTGCAATGTTTATTAACGAGGACATGGTTAATAAAATAAATAGTAAAACAAAGCAACTAACTTCTAAAGAGTTGCACATAGCATAAAGCTTGGGGCGGGATCTGGCCCGCCCCATCTTCCCAAGCTGCCCCCAATACTGCGGGGTTATCCACAGGTTTAAGAAGGTTATCCACAATCCCCTGAAAAAATGTGAGATTGATCACACAATAATTGTCGACAAATGACTATCTAATCTTGTTAATGTCAGAACCCTATGTTATACTCAATCTAACAACCAATCGAAAGGAAATAAATTATGGCTCATAATCTAGAAACTGAAAATGGTCAAGTTGCTTTTGCTTTGCGTGGCAAACCTGCTTGGCATGGATTAGCAAATCGAATCTTTAATCAAGATGAAGAAGTTACAACACAAACAATGCTTGATGAAGCAAAGTTATCTAATTGGAATGTTCGTCTATCTCCAATCACTGAGCACATTCCAGAATCATGGAATGATGTTTCTACTGCATCTCTTGTATTGCGTGACAATCCATTCAATGGCGGAACTGATGTTCTTGCTACTGTTGGAAAGCGTTATAAGCCTGTACAGAATGAAGAATTATTTGCATTTGCTGATGCGATTCACGATGCAGACCCAAATTGCTTTTGGGAATCTGCTGGCTCATTGCGTAGCGGTAAAGTTGTATTTGGTACTGTGGACATTCCCCGCACAATGGTGCTTGACCCACAAGGCGCAAATGATGAGACCAAACTTTATTTAATTGTTTGGACATCTCACGACGGGTCTGTTGCTGTTCAGGCTGCTGTTACTCCCGTTCGTGTTGTTTGCCAAAATACTCTTAATCTTGCAATGCGTAATGCAAAGCAATCTTTCAAGATTCGTCACACACAATCAGTTGAAGGACGAATTCAAGTTGCCCGTGAGACTCTTGGTCTTGCGCTTGGATACTTTGATGAATTTGAAAAGGAAGCGCAAGCACTTTATTCTCAATCTATTACAGATGCAGAATTCTCAAAGTTGATTCACACAATCTACCCAAAGCCTGAAAAGGATTCTAAGGGTGCGCTAAAAAAGTGGGAAAACAAAGTTGTCTTGCTTGATGATTTGTATCATAACTCACCAACCAATGCGACAATCAAGGGAACAAAGTGGGGTGCATTTAATGCGCTTACCGAACGTCTAGATTACTATCGCACATCACGAGGAAATTCTGAATCACTTATTGCGGGTGCATCAGGATTTGACCCTGTTCTAACTGCTGAGAAAAACAAAATCAAGAAATTGGTTTCTGCTTTCTAAATAGCAAAAGATCCTGAGCATGATTTAAAACTGCTCATCTTTTTAATTTGACAAAGCTGCTGCTATGCCCCCAATATGGAAGGCGGGGAAATCTTGTTACGAAAGATTTTAAAAAACCCCTGAAAATTTGTTGACATTTGTCAGTGGCTACCCCTATAATAATGCCATCAACCAACGAAAGGAACAATATGCCAAATTGGGTATATAACGGATTAACTGTAGAAGGCAATCCTGATTCTGTAAAGAAAATGATGGCTCAACTAAATAAGCCATTCACGCAACTACATGATTCATGGGATGTAAGTAAGAATACATTCATGAAGAAGAATACTCTATATGCAGAGCCTATCTTTGCATTTCATAATATCTATAACTATATGGATGCAGGAATTACTGAAGAGGAATATCTTTCTCAGCCTGACCATTCCCTCCCAATTCAAGAAGCAATGAAGTGTCTTACTAATGATTGGTATAACTTTAATATCCGTGAGTGGGGAACTAAATGGGATGTTGCCGTATCTGTAAATGACAAGTATCCTGATACTAATATGGAGGACACCGCCAATGGTGATAACCATGTCGTTCACTACAACTTTAATACCGCTTGGTCTCGCCCAATGGGTGCATTAACTAAACTGTCTGCACAATACCCTGACTTACTATTTACTTTATCATATGAGGAAGAAACAGGCTGGGGTGGGGAACTAGAAATTCTTCGTGGTGTAGTTATCTCAGAATCAGAATATGACAACATGTGCCGTGAATGTGATGGTACAGACTGTGTTGAATATAATGATGAGAAGGGTGTAGACATATGCCAGAAGTGTGGGTATGAGTCATGACAGATTTAATCTCATCTAAATATACATTTGTTTGTGACCCAAATGAATGTGATTCTTTAATCGAACTAACATCATCAGATGGATTTGGATTCCCATCTGGTGTGACCGAGCTCACATGTCCTTGTGGTCGTAAGACCACATTATTGTCAGTGGAGCATGCTACACTACCAACAACTAACCAAACGAAAGAGGAAAAAATGGAAGCAACAATAGACAATCATTACATGACACGAGAATTTCTTGAGTCACAGTTAGTAGAAAACAAGGCACGCATTCAGCAACTTGAAGAGCATGTACAACGTGTTACTCAACGTGACTTCAACACATCCGCAGAATTAAATCTGATGCGTAACAACATGAAAGAATTCACATTAGAAGGATTAGATGATGATTCTATTTCAGAAGGTCAAGCAGAAGAGATTGCTAGCATCTGCGGTTTTGAATTAACAAATGAGTTTGAACTAGAAGTTACAGTTCAGTATTCAATTACAGTTAATGCTCGTGACGAGGAGTCTGCACACAATCTAATCTACGACATTGATTTTGATTCAGTATCTTATCCTGACGGGGTAGAATATCTATCATCATCTGTAGATAGAATTGAGGGCTAATGTACTTTGAACTTTCCGCTCCAAACCAGGTAGCCTTTGCGAGGGCTACCTGGGAAGCAGAGTTGATAGGTTTAGATCCACAGGCAATGGGTTCATTGACTTTCAACATTGGAACTGGTAGTATTGAGAAAGTTAGTCGCATTAGAGATAAGTTTAACTTAACTGTAATTAAAGAAAGCGACTATGAACCAACAGGCTATTTGAAGGGATAAAAATGAGCGACACATATCAAGAAGGCTTTAATGACGGGGCACGATGGGCTCGTGAAGAAATTACAGAAAAGCTACGAGAAATCGACATTCTTGACATCGATTCATGGTTGCTAGATAAACTAGCAGACATGATAGAAGGCGGCAACCTATGACAGAAGAAGATCTTACTAGATGGATTGCCTGCGACAAATGTGGCGAATCAGCCCAAGCAAGATGGTTAATTAAACTAGTTGAGGGCGAACTATATTTTTGTGGTCATCACAAGAATAAGTTCGAAGCGGCCCTAGACAAAGTTGCATATGAAATGATAGAATTAAATAAAACCGAAGAAGTACAACTATTAGAAGAGGCGGAACTATAATGGGAGACAGAGCAAACTTTGCATTTAGACAACGTAACGGAGAAACAATCGTTCTGTACGGTCACTGGGCTGGACATAACATGCTAGCAAACCTAGCAAGCGCTGTAGACAAGGCCCGTGGGCGTTGGGCAGACGAGGCATATGCAACACGCATTTGTATTTCACAATTGGTTGGGGATGATTGGCAATCAGAAACAGGCTGGGGCCTCTCAGTCAATTCAATTTCTGATAACGAACATAAGATTCCATTAATTGATTGGAGCACGCAAACGTTTAGCCTTCATGAGGAGGCGCCATGGTCTGAGTCAACAGAGTACAAGGTCCGTGGGATGTTGGATATACCAATGTTTGAAATGTCTCTTGATAGTTTTGTAAAGAAGCATTCACCAGCATTAGTTTAAATAATTAAAGGTGCCCCTATAGTCATTCGGCCAGGGGTTAAATAAAGCAGGTTTTTACTTTCGTTGGTACCTAGCAGCCTTAATGAGAAATCCTCCAGGTAAGATCTGGGGGATTTTTTATATGCCCGCAAAGACGGAGGGTACCATAATCTTCTTACGAAATCAATATAAAAACCCCTGAAAATTTAGCAGCTTTGCTGCAATGTGGGCGGTATCACATAGGAAATCTATTCCATTTGTCAGTCCCTTAATATATAATAATCACATGAGAACAATTGATGAACTAGTA